CCATTACTCCATTCATTTAAGCTTTCAAAAGTATATTCTGTTTTCATATTATATTAGTTTTTTAGTTAGCATTAACATTCTTTCATACCATTCTATAATGGTTTCATCATATTTCATTTCATTATCTAAGTTTACAATCTTATCTAATTCATTTATAATTTCTATTTCATTTTTAATTTGAATCTCACTTCCCCAGTAATCTTTAATATAAAAGGATGTTTTTTCTCTAAACTTAGCTAACTCTTTTACTATCTTTAATCTTACATTCATAATACTTATATTTTAATTACACTTATATTATCACATGTTAATAATATTTGTTGTGTATTTTTTATTAATATAACTACAAAAATGTAACAATAAAGTAAAAATGTCCCTTTTTGCAAATATTGCACTATAATATAATATATACTATTAAATAATTAAAATACTGAGATATAATTATTAATAACACAATTGTAAAAGTAAATACTATAAAACATTAATGTACAATTATTATATATGCAGTGATAATAGAATATATACACGTATATAACAACAAAACAATGTAATAAACGTATATAATGTGACGATAACAATGTATAAACGATAATAATGCAACGTATTGACACGTATATTGTTACAATGGCATGTCATATTGATAGGATATTGTATGTTTTACTGATAATATGATAGTAAAACGTTACATTTATTGCATATATGGGGGCTTTATATAATATGATTTTCCTATGTACTTGGTTATCAAATACATATGTGTTATACAAACACTCTATATATGAAATTAAATAAATACAGCTGTTGGCATTGTGGTGCTTGTTGTAAGATTGGTGCTATGAGTGCCGGGGTACAAAAACAAGTTGCTAAATATGGTGTGGTACCTAGAGATAATGGGTACTGTGTGTACTATGACTTAGAGGGTATGCGGTGTTCTATATATAATGACAGACCGAAGGTATGCCGTTCTAAGTGGTGGGAGCCAGGGTTTTTAAAGCAAGCAGCTTGTGAGTATTTAGATAAAAAGATTAACAACAATTGATATGCCAGATACATTTATAAAGAATAACATGTCTATCGTGCTATCTTTTTTAGTTGCTGTGTTTACAGCAGGCGGTGTATTTGCAGAGTTTACGGCTATTAAGAATGAGCTTACGACTGTGCACGAGCGTCTTGATAAAAAGATAAAGGTTATAAGCAACCTTGAGGACAGGATATTAGATATGGAAAAGCAGTTAGAATACGAACGTGGATTCTTAGAAGCTGCAGCTAAAAAGAAAAGATAATATGCCACGAACAAGAAAAAGAATGAGTCGAAGACGATCAGGTTCAAACCTAGCATCGCCATTCCCATTAAAGGACAGTTGCTATCATAGTGTGAAAGCAAGGTATGATGTATTTCCATCAGCTTATGCTTCTGGAGCTATAGCAAAGTGTAGAAAGAACAAAGGAAAAAAATAAGATATGTCATTAACTAAAGTAACATCGGATGTATTAGAAGCGCGTTATACAGACGCAGCGGTTATAAGCAGTACGTCTGGTACTATTAGTGTTGACTGGTCGGCAGCCGCAGTATATCAAATGAATGCATCGTTAACCGGTGCAACTACATTAAACTTTACAGGATTTGTAACAGGGCAAGTAATAACTATATATGCTTTGCAAGGAGCTCAAACATTAACATTGACTTCCGACGCTAGCAGTAGTACTACGCTCCATAAAGTCGGCGGCGACTACGATGGATCTTCCGATCCTAACGTACTACAAGTAGAGTGTTTAGATGATAATAGCGTAAATGCAGTATTTGTATACTCAGTAGCTACCTCAGCAACAGATCCAACACCATAATATGAAAGCAAAAGATTATAACGGAACTATAAAAACGTTCCCAGCAGTTCCCAAGTCATATGGCAACATAATTGGAGGATTCGATTTGCTATCAGATATCGAGCTTCAAGGGTATGGGTTTTATGATGTGGTATATCCTGAATATAACGATCTTACACAGTATTTCAGTGGCTTGCAATTTAATGAAAGCACTAATCAGTTTGTATATGATGTCGTAAATATTGAGTGGGATGAAACTTTAGCGGAGCTAAAAGAAAAACAAATAACAGTAGCAAAAAACGCAGCTTCAGATTCTTTACGACACACTGACTGGGTTATTATAAGAGATACTGAATTAGGCAATACTACAAGCCAAGCTATACTAGACAGTAGAGCAGCCGTAAGAACAGCATGTGATGCCCACGAGGTAGCAATAAACGCTTTAGCCGATAAAGCGGCTGTAATGTCGTATTTAATAACTTACTAACATGAGTGTTACTGGCAAAAAACTGTTTCAAAGCGGCGGCGGTGGTGGCTACACTACTGATGGATTAATCTTAGATCTAAATGCTAACGACGGTTCGTACTCTTCTTCTTCAACCCAATGGGCTGATGCTAGTGGATCTAGCTATAATTTTAATAGAAGCGGTTCAAATGTAGCTTGGCAAAATGAAGCAGCAACAGGAGTAGGCTCTTGGTATTTCAATGGAGGCTACTTTAATTTTGCACCACCCAGTGGAGGAAATAACGGTCTAGGGCACTTTGACAAATCTAGCTTTAGTATTGAAATATGGTTTAAGTATGTACCTTACGGGATTCAATCAACTCCGTGGTTGTGGGGATATGATTACATTCAACATTCATCTCCTTATTACAAACAGTATCTGAGGATAGGCGATTATGCCAACACATCTGTAGGTGGGTATAATTCAGCAACCTACGCAACTGGACTTTCTGGTGGTAACTGGTACCAAGCCGTTAGTACAAGAAATAATTCTACCCTAAGAGGGCAGATGTTTATAAACGGCCAAGAAGTTGGTATAAGTCAAAATGCAAGCCGTGTGTTGCAAGGAGCCCCTTACGGTTACAGTCAAGAAGTTTGGATTGGAAGAAGTAACTATGGTAGTGGTTTTTCATATTACAGTTCTTGGTATAAAGGTTGGATGAGTTTAGTTAGATTTTATAATAAAGCATTAACTAACGCAGAAGTAGCCGCTAATTATGAGTTTAGTAAAGCAGCTCACGGATTAACGTAAAAAAACATAAAGATATGATAAAAGGAATAGGGCCGCAAAACTTAGGCTCACAGGGGATGAACCCCAAAAGCACACCATGCGGTCACGCTAGATCGCCTTTAGATTTTAACGAAAAATTACGCGCAGCAGAAGCAGCGGGTCAACTTCCAGATTCATTTGCATCGGCGGTTAGATCAGATGGGGATTCTCCTATGAACTACCAAGGTGACATTGATAATATACAAGCAGCAGCAGATACCTTATCTAAACACAATATTAGTGGCGGCGGTAGTGGTGGCGGCAGTGCAGCATCACCTGCAGCACCAGCTGTTAACAATCAGTCAATAGGTACAGCTAGCGCACCAAGCGCAGGAGGCTTTACACAAGCTGTTGTAAATCCTGCTAAACCAGAACCAATTCCGAGCGCAGCTCCACGCGGAAGCTCTAATGCGATACTAGGTCCAGCCTCAGATAGAATGAATACTAACTTCGATTACGAAGAGCGTAGACGCCAAAGTCTTCCATTAGATAGTTCAGACATGAGCCGAATGGGTAGTGGTAGTTACTTCTACAAGTAATGGCTACCGGTAAAATGAAGCGTGTAAAAGCGCCCGATAGTTATCATTGGATGAAAAAAGGCAGTAGTTATAAACTTATGAAGCATACAGGTAAATTTGTAAAACATCCTGGGGCTTCATTATATGCTAATTTTCCAATACAAAAAATTCATAAAAGTGGCAGTAAGAAAAACTAAAAAAGGATTAGCACTTAAACGTTGGTTTAAAGAAAAGTGGACTGACGAAAAAGGCAATGCTTGTGGTTCCACTAAAAATAAAAAAACAAAAAAGTGCCGCCCATCTAAAAGAGTATCTCGTAGTACTGTAAAGACGTGGAGAGAAATGTCCCCCGCAGAAAAGAAGAAAGCGGTTGCAGAAAAGAAACGAGTTGGTATGGGTAGAAAAACGTCTCAGATAAGAAGAAAAACAACTAAACGCAAAACCAAAAAATGAAACTCCCAAAGAACGGCGTAGCCAAAGAAATACGACACTACGTAGGAAGCTTATTTATATTCCTACTGGTAATGGCAATCATATTTATTTTAATGCGATACCCGGTTCTAGAAACCAACAAAGAAGTTGTTATGATGTTGATTGGTACTATATCAGCGTCTATTGGTCTTGTGGTTAGTACAATCACAGGAGCTAAGCCTGATGATGTCAACGCTTTAAAGTCAAGTTTAGAAAAGAAAGAACATCAGATTGAAACTTTAGTAGCAGCCAAAGATAATTTAGAAGAAATGATTATTAACCTACAAAGGCAAATTCTTGAAAATCAAGATGATGTTATGGATAAAATCATTTTAAAAGCAGCATTAGATTACGACGATAGAATAGCTGCTAAGAAAATACTTAAAGATAATGAGTCAGAAACTAACCCTTAAAGCCCGAGCGGCTAAGGCTAAGCGGGATTTGCAATATGCGAATTCACCAGCACGTAAGAAAAAACGAGCAGATAGCCAAAAGAAACGTAGAGCTGCAAAGAAGGCGGGTAGATCTCTGACCAATAAAGATTACGATCATAAAGACCGAAAATTTAAAAGCGTAAAAGCAAACCGCGGAAACGACGGTAAAGGAACAAAAATAGAAGGTAAAAGTAAATATTAAATTATGAGCACAACAAGAAAAAGAGCAAAAAAAGTAAGCGAAATTACAGGACCACGCGTAGCTATAGATACTTCAAGTTTAGATTTAGATCAAAGAAGATCAGTTGCAAATACTCGGAGGTCTGATAGTAAAGCTAAAATGAAGAAGAAGTACGACAAAAGAGAAGTTACAGTGGGTAATAAAACTAGACTTTCAAGAGGTGCTCAATCCATGGCCGGAGTAAAGGGTGGACAAGCATCTAATAAAGCTGATTTATATCGTTCAGCTAATAAAGCCCAAACAGAGCTTAAAAATAGCGAAAGAATAAAGAACAAGGAGAGAGTTGCAAAGAAAAAGAAAGAAGCAGCTGAAAATAAACCACCATTAAATTACGGAACACCTATGAACTACTCAATGAAACCTGGGTCAAGGGAAGTAGATTCTCCTGGCGCATTTAGAGATACCCCTATAAACAAATATATGGGATCGGGCATTAATTACGGAACCGAAGGAGATGCTCCACTAAATGA